TGGGGTCTTCCTGTCTGTGAAGATTGTTTCAAAGGCCTAATTCAAGTTGGTATATCACGCGTTGTAATGCCAAGCATTGAAGAACACGGAGCTAAGTGGAAACTAGGTTGTGAGTTTGGTAAATGTAAAATGGAAGATGTCGGTATTCAAGTAGACCAATATAATATGTACCATGTGTGGTCTTGGGATACTAACAATAAATACGCAGGTACTTCATACATGGCAGAAGACCACTATGATTTAAAAACACCAATTGATAATGAAGAATGTGAACAAGGCTACTAATTGTTTAGACTATGTTACTAATAATAAAAGAGATTTTATCTTTACAATGTGCTTATACTTTGGTATAATAGTGACTATAATTTTAATAAAGATATTATGAGAATAGGTTTTGTTTTTGGAAAAGGTATTGACGGGTGCGGAGTTACTCGTGGTGCTTTATTCTTTGAGAAGTGGCTATATGACAACGGCCACGATTCTGTTGTATTTGATTTTATTAATGGCAATCGATATGGAAGAGCCAAAGATAATAAATTCAAAGGGCAAGTATTTGAAGTAACAGCTTCGGAGACAGATGCGCCAATCGGTATTGTTGATGTAGCAAATAAATGTGATATTCTTATTTGTCATTCAGCACCTATTCGTAAGCATACAGCTTATTGTGATAGATACAGACGATTTATCGAAAAGATAAACGACCCTATTATTGTAATGCACGACCGTGGTATCTCTGTTAATACTATCAACTCAGTACCACAAGCCTGCGAATTATTTTCTCATGCTGATGTAGCAGTTCTTCAATCTAAAGACGGACTTTCATCTAGAGCATACACAGACTTTGACGAGGGTTTGAAAGACAGGATTATGGAGAACCCCATTTGGATTGAACCAGATGCTTATATTAAATTCATTGGAGAAAAATACAAACACTTTTTATACATTGGTCGTATGTCACCACTAAAAGACCCAGCACTAATCTGCAGAACAAGTAAGTATCTGCCTGGTTGGGATTTATCTTTAGTTGGTTGTGAGCGATCGATTTCATCTGTAGCATTTGATGATACAAAAGAATTACACAGATGGCCTGGTCCTTACATTCCACCATTTAGAGACTTTGTTCGTATACATCGATTTGACAAAGATGGTAATATCAAACACAATTGTAAGTTACCTGATGAACAAATCAAAGTAAACGCTTACGAATCTTATCCTTATGAATGGGGTATGAAAACTCTCGGACAATCATTCGCATCTTGGTGCGGATATCGATTAACTGACGAAAGAGAATATGGTACACGAATGGAATACACACAAATAGAATCATTCTTATTGACTCTACCTGTTCTTAATCGTCAGTTTGCTGAGAATGCTTATTCACCAGAAGGTAAGAAGTGGATTGATTACGATTGTGCTCTTACTGCAGAAGCTAATCAAGAAGAAGCTTTGGCTGCAGAACTCAATAGACTTTGGCTTCGAAGCTCTGAATATGTAGATAGGACTGTAGCTTGTAGAGAACTAATCTATAAGTTCAATGATATAGAAAACCTAGCACCTAAGTACTTAGATACTATATTGAAGCTTGGTAAAAGAGAAAATAAAGTCAATGCTGCTGAGGCCATAAATACTTTCTTTCCTAATGCACAGGAATTACGAGAGAAAGGTGAAGTTATAATGACAGCACCTGGCTCTTATCTTAAAAGAGAAAAGTATATTTTAGTAAACAATAAACAACAGAAAGTAGAAGATACAACATCTTCTTTAGAATCATTTTTTGCATGAAGCACCATAAAAGAATAGTATTAGATTTTGATGACACACTAGCATTTCCAGTCAACAGAGACTTTAAGAATGCTAAACCAAATAAACCACTTATACAAAAAGTAAATAAACTTTATGGTGAAGGTTGGCAGATTGATATCTTCACTGCACGTGGTTCAATCTCTTGCCAAACTCGTGAAGAGGCAGAAGCAAAGTATGGAAAAGAAATACTAACTTGGTTAGATGACCATAAAGTTAAATACCATACTCTATCATTCGATAAACCATTGGCTGCTTACTATGTAGATGACAAAGGTATATCACCAGAAGACTTTATTGAATCAGAAATACGAAATCTAGAAGGTGGCTTATCTGGTTCTGATATCTATACTGATGGTAAATTAGTACATAAGACAGATGCAAGAGCGCACGAGGTAAATGAATGGTTTGAAATAGCAAAGAAAGCTTATGTAGAAGTTCCTAGAGTCGAAAGAGTAGTCGGCGAAACAATGACTATGGAATACATAGACCACGACGAAACATTCTTCTTCAGATATCCATATCGTTCTTTATGCTACATTCAAGAGTGCTTAGAAAAATTCAAGAAGATAAAATACCAAGACGAAAGAGACTTTAAAGAATACATTGAAAGAATCCGTGGTCACATTCAAGCATGTGATATCGAGCAAGATGTTCTATGGGCTTTGGTATTTGATGAACTAAAACTAATCGAATGGCCAACAGAGTCATTTGGTCACGGAGACTTTGGAGTTACTAATATGTTATTCAATGATGAGTCTGTCACATTGATTGACCCAATACCAGGTGTCTTTACTTGTACTGAATTAGATGTAGCAAAATTCATCGCGAGTTTGTATATAAAGAAATATTCAAAAGAGCTTATCGACTTATCTAGACGAACACTATGCTCTTATAACAAGCTCAAAGAAAAAGATATAAATATTTTAGTACGATGTGAATTGACTAGGGTGATTAAATACCACCCCGATAAAGAATTTATTATAGGATTAATACAAGATGTTTATTGATAAGAAAGAACTAGCAAAGAAGTTAGACAAACCAATCGACGAAGTAGTCGTCGGATTTACTGCATCATCATTCGACTTGATGCACGCTGGTCATATAGTTATGCTACAAGAATCAAAGCAACTATGTGATTATTTAATTGTAGGACTTTTGACAGACCCAACTCTGGACCGACCCGACACGAAGAACAAACCTATTCAATCTATCTTTGAACGGTACGTCCAGGTTGCGTCTTGTCAATACGTTGATGAGGTAATACCTTTTGAAAGCGAAAAAGATTTAGAAGATATGATTCTAACTATCAACCCCGATATTAGAATCTGCGGAGAAGAATATAAAAACAAAGAACACACAGGAAAAGGATTATGCAATATCCATTATAATAAAAGAAGGCATTCCTTTTCCACAAGTGAATTGAGAGAAAGAGTAAGTAATGGAAAATGATTATACATATGCAAGTATCATTCCACTGATCGGTGGAGAAACAATTGCGATGGAAAATGCTTTTGGTAAAAAACCAAAGTATATTATGTCGTACAAAGCATTCGGTGCTAATGATTCTCAACTATTGAGTCATTATAAAAACGAAATACCATATCATGTATTAGATGAAGGTGGTACCCATGGTGGGCAAGTAGATGTTGTCAATTCAGTTTGTCCATGTGCTGGTCTTTCGATGTTAAATGTAAATGCTAGTTCTGATTCAGCAACTAATGATTGGATGGTTGAGTCTGCTAAGTATGTTTTAAGTGAAGTTAAACCAAAAGTCTTTTGGGGTGAGAACGCACCAGGTCTTTATGGCAATATGGGTAAACCAGTTGTAGAGAAACTAAAGAAGGTTGGTGAAGACAATGGTTACACAATGACTCTTTATAAAACTAAATCGACTCTACACGGATTAGGTCAAGTGCGAAATCGTTCTTTTTACTTCTTTTGGAAAGATGATGCTGTACCTTATATGCCATACTTCAATAAAGAAAAAGAACCTATTGAAGAGTGTATTCGAAATGCATTTGTATCTGATGACGACCCGATGAATGAATTAGTTAATGATAAGAAACCAAGTGATGACCCTTGGTATAAATTCATTCTAGAAGAAATACATGGTGGTATATCTCATAAAGAGTTCTTTGCTCAATTAGAGAAGTCCACAAATACTTTAAATTATATTGAAGATAAAATGGGGTTGGATTATTATCCCACTCTTTCAGAATGGTTTAAACATCATGGCTATGAGAAAGAAGCAGCTAAATGCTTACGTATCGATGCCAAATATAAATCAGGTGGAAACATAATGAAGCGAGGAATCGAGTTCGGTAAAGGTCACACATCAGCATTCGTTGGTCACTTTGCTACTTCATTAGTCCACCCCGATGAAGATAGATTTATTTCTATCCGCGAAGCATTATCAATTATGAAGATGCCTAAAGATTTTATTCTCTTTGGTGGGAAGAAAAATCTAAATATGATATGTCAAAACGTTCCAGTTTCAACGGCACAAGATATGGCTCAATCAGTGAAAGACTATCTTGATGGTAAATTGGATATTATGAAGACAAGGTTTATAAGACAGAACAATACAAGTAGAACACATGAACTTGAGGAAAATACTCTTGAATCATTTCTTGCATAAAATGTCTTTACAAGGTAGCAAAAACAGTGTATAATAGTACACAATTAAAAGGATAAATTATGTCTCTATTAGATAAATTAAAGAAAAACTCAAAGATAGACGGAGCTGATATATTATCAAAGTCTTCGCTCTATTCTAAAAAGGATGTATGTACAACATCCGTACCGATGATTAATGTCGCACTATCAGGTTCTATTGATGGTGGACTTACATCTGGTCTAACAGTACTCGCTGGCCCATCTAAACATTTCAAAACTTCTTTTGGATTGTTGATGGCTGCAGCTTATCTGAAGAAACACGAAGATGCAGTTCTGCTCTTCTATGATTCAGAGTTCGGTTCACCTCAACAATACTTCGAAGCATTCGGTATTGACACAGACAGAGTATTGCATACTCCGATTCCTAATGTAGAACAGCTAAAGTTTGATTTAGTTGGTCAGTTAGAACAAATCGAACGTGGTGATAAAGTGATTATTATGATTGATTCAGTTGGTAACTTAGCTTCGAAGAAAGAACTCGAAGATGCACTTAGTGAAAAGTCGGTTGCTGACATGACTCGTGCAAAAGCATTGAAAGGATTATTCCGTATGGTTACTCCTTATCTTACAATGAAGAACATTCCTTTATTGGCAATCAATCATACTTACCAAGAGATTGGTCTATTCCCTAAAGCAATCGTTTCTGGCGGTACAGGTATTATGTACTCAGCAGATAACGTATGGATTATCGGAAGACAACAAGAAAAAGAAGGTACAGAAATCAAAGGTTACAACTTCGTAATCAATGTTGAAAAGTCCCGCTTTGTAAAAGAGAAGTCTAAGATTCCTATCTCAGTAACTTGGGAAGGTGGTATTCAACAATTCTCTGGTCTTACTGATGTTGCTTTAGAGTTAGGATACGTAAAGAAACCAAAAGTTGGTTGGTACCAAGCAGTTAATCCTGCAACAGGAGAAGAACTAACTGGTAATAAACGAATGAAAGAAACATTGACTGAAGAGTTTTGGACTGATGTCTTTGCAAAGACTGACTTTGCTAAAGCTATCAAAGGCAAGTTCTCCGTAGGTCATGTATCAATGATAACCGAAGAAGTAGAAGATGGCTCAAGCGAAGATTAGTAAAGAAACGTTTGCCTTTGTCGAACGACCAAATGACGAAGTATACTCACTTAGAATTAAAAGTGGCAGATTTAAAAATGTTATCTATTCTTATGGCAAAGTTCATTTAGAAGAAGATAAAGAAAACGATCAGCTTGCTTTACAATTCAAATTTGTAGTTCACGAAGGTAACACACGATACGATATAGATGCACTAAACGATAGTAAAAAGTTCAAGAACTATATTAGTGATATTTTAAAATACTTGTTAGAAGAAGAATACGGACAATATGACGAACATCCAGCGACTGATATTAAAGAAGATATGTAATGATGAAGAATTCGCTCGGAAAGCTCTTCCTTTTGTAAAGCCAGATTATTTTGAAGGCTCAGAAAGAATTGCTTACGACCTTATCCTAAAGTTCATTACAACATATAATTCTTTACCATCTAAATCCACTTTACAACTAGAGTTTGTAAACTCCGCAAAGAATACAGAGAACAATCAAGATGTACTTGATATTATTTCTGATTGCATAGTTGACGAGAAAGTTGATGATAAGTGGATGTTAGAGCACACTGAGAAGTGGTGTCAAGACAGAGCAATCTTTCTTGGTATTATGAAATCAATTGGTATCATTGATGGTAAAGAAAAAGAATTAGACACAGGTGCAATACCTGATATATTACAAAAGGCTCTTCAAGTTTCATTTGATAGAAATGTAGGTCACGATTATATCGAAGACTTCTCAAATCGATTTGACTTCTATCATAAGGTTGAAGAAAAAGTTCCTTTTGATATCCAAATGTTGAATACCATTACTAATGGTGGTATCACAAATAAAACACTGAACATTATCCTTGCAGGAACTGGTGTAGGAAAGTCATTGGCTATGTGTCACTTTGCTGCAGCTGCTTTAGACCAAGGCCGTAATGTTCTTTATATAACTTTAGAAATGGCTGAAGAAAGAATCGCAGAACGTATTGATGCGAATCTTATGGATGTAGAGATAGACCAACTGAATGCTCTAAGTAAGAATCAGTTCGAATCTCATATTGATAAAATTAAGTCAAAGACTCGAGGTCGATTGATTATCAAAGAATATCCAACTGCTTCTGCTCACACGGGACACTTTAGAGCTTTACTAAATGAACTAGAACTTAAAAAAGACTTCAAGCCAGATATGATATTCATTGATTATCTAAACA